TGAAAATGTAGAAGAAGTTAATTCTGGTTCATTTAACTCGTTTAAAACGTTATTTACTAGTGTCAAATATGTAGTTGCCATTATGTCTTCCTTTTTGGCTCGCCATCTAATTTCTTTAATATTAAGTTTAAACTTTGTTCTATTGAACGAAATCTAAGTTCTGTAGTATCCACAATTGGTTTAGGCATATACTCTGGATATTGATCTGTTACAATCAATTTTTTCCATGCTTTTGAGCCTATTTTATGTGTAGTCATAATCTTCTCTTTGTGAAAAGGTAAGGGAGCCTTTTAACTCTCCCTTACCAATAGCATTAAGCAAAAGTTACATTTTGGTCTTCATTATCACCATGTCCATCACAATCTGCTACGACTGCAAAGACTCTAACTTTAGCTGTAGTTGTTACCCCAACTGAGGATACTATATCAATAGTATCAGCTGCTGCATAGTAAGCATAGCCAATAGAGGTAGTTCCAAGACTGGAATCACCTGCTCTTGCTCTTGTTGTTTCTATTCCTGCAGTAGGAGTAGATGCTGTAACCCAACGGTCCACATCAGCTCCATCTCCAAGAGATAGGGCATTTGAGTTTCCAGAACTATCTGCAGTTAAGATATCCAAACCTGCATATAGAACTAGTGAGTTAGCAGGTAATTCTATCACTTCCACGACATCAGTTCCTGCTGTTGTAAATTCGCTAAAGTCTACTATTTCACTGTAAACTTTAACGGTAGGTGCATTGGCCGAATGACCAGTTGACCCACCACCTGTTACGGTCCATGTTGCCATAAATCATTCCTCCAATTATGTGTTAAAGTCTGCAACACCAGCGAATACGCCTTTGTATCCTGAACCTGATCCTCGCAGTACTTTGCGACCAAATACATGAAGTCCACGTACTACGTCAGCAAAACTATCTGGATCACGTATTACTTCAGTTTTGGCAATATGTGAAGCAGTTGCTACTGCAGACATATGTCCAATTAGAACATACATCTCTCCAGATGTTGATGATGGTCCAAAAGTCGCAGCTGCTGCTGTTCCTGCTGAACCTACTACCATAGTATTGGATTGATATAAATTAAATCCATGTATTTTTCTGTCTGTTATTCTTCCGTTCATCAAAGCTGATTGGCCTTCACCAGTATATGCTGAATCCATTATAAATGGTGAATGTGTGTCATTTGTTAGTGCCAATCTTAATTGTGTCCAGAATTGGGGTGGTGCTACAACCCAACGACCTTCTTCAGGTACATCATTCTCATCAAGAATTTGCTGTGCTGTACTTAGCATATTTGCAGCTTCGTTTACTTGATTGATAGAAACAGCTGATCCTGCAGTACCTAAGTTACTGTCAGTAGCTGCTCCATCTGCAATTGCTTTAAGAACATTATAATCATAGTTCTTTTTCAATGCATATGCACCAGAAGAAGTTGCAAGAGCCTCCCAATTAGCGTGTGCTTGTCTTTCCTCTATGTCATCAACTTTAAACGCAAAGTAATTTCCTTGATCAACAGTTAATTGAATTTGATCATCGGAAAGTTCTTGTGTATTTACAGATGTGCCACGAGCATAAGCTGCCACAGTAATGGTAGGTTCTTTTAGTATATTTACAGTATCTCCAAAGTTCTCAATTTCCCCGGAATAATCGGTATTTGTAATAGCTTCAGCAACCGATGCTCTACGGAAATATTTGAGAACTTTCTGACTGTATATGGCTGGGGCCCAATTGCCTTTTGCAAGGTTATTATAACCACCAGCTCTTGCCATAGTAGCCATACTATAGTCCTCCCTAGTTTGTTAAGTTATGCTTCAAAATCAATACGACCCTCTTTTTGGGCAGTATCAATTTCAGCCTCATTTTTCTCAAATTCCCAAGGTTTCATATGTTGTATCTCAGACATTTTCCATGTTTTTCCACTTCCTCCAGTATTAATAGTTGCTGGATTAGCTTTTGTTTTGGACACTGCTTGAGCTGCATCATATTTCCTCTTGGAATCCACTTTGTTTGACGAAATACCCACATCGGCTTTGTATAAATCAACAGTGCGAACTGCCCATCTAGAATCAGTACTGTTTTTACGAATACCATCAGCTATATTGGCAGGTTGTTCCTCAAGCCATGCTAAAAATTCAGGAGTAGCCTTGATTTCATTAAAATCAGGGTGGGCTGAAGTTAGTTGCTTGTATGCAGACTGTACAATTAACTTTTGTTCTTTTTCGGTAAGATCAGAAATCTTTGCTTGAAGATCAGCAGTTTTTTGTTCAGCCATGTCATGAGAGATAGTTTCTACAACTTGATATACATCAGGATATTTTTCTTTAAACTGTTCTAGCTCTTCCCTAGTTTTAGGAGGAGTATACTTTACCTCTTGTTGTTGAGTTCTAGCAATTTCAGTTTCAGCTGATAGCTTCTCCTTCTCTTGCTTCCACTCATTTAACTTTTGGTCATAGTAAGTTTTAAGATCGTCATATCTCTTTTTGTAATCGTGCTCGGCTTTTGATTCTCTATAATCACCAACCTTTTCTGTAGGAACTTCTACGTTCTCAGGAACTGCACTCATATTATTTGAATCCATAAAACCTTGAGGCTCTTGCTGGGTAGCTTCTTCAGTGCCAGCAGCTTCTTGTTTTTCTGGATCGTCTTTATATACATCGTCTTTATAAGATCCTTGATACATTTTTTCTCTTCCATCATCTTTGATGAGTGCATCAGGTTTATTTGTAGTCTTCAGTTTTTTCGCCATTTCTTGTCTCCACGTGGGGCCTTCTCTAGGGTAGCCACTTCGGTTGTTGTTTGTAGGTGCCATTGAAGAAACGGGTAGCCTACGCTATATTTAGTCCTAAGACTAAAACTTTTATTTCAGATCAGATACCTGATCATCTAAATTCTTTTTAGGTTTTTTTACTCTGCCACCTTTTCTTCCTTGTAGTATTGGTGGTTTTGCTTGTTCTACAGGACGTTCTGGAGGAGGTGCTGCTTGTTGTTCTTGTTCAACTTGCTCTGTTTCTTTTTTGCCTCTAATATTTATTTTTTCTAATCTATCATATCCAATAACTCTTGCAATAATATCAGGAATAACAACTTCTCCATTAGATACTAAAATATCTTCTGCATCTATAGGAATTTTATCTGTATCTATGTTTATACCATTTTCTTTAAGATATTCTATTGCGTCTTTTATCATATTATATATATCTTTTAAACCTGCATGTCGTACAGCAGCAGCATTTATCACAAAACCATCACTTTTTGTCTGTACATCATCAGCTACACCAGAATTATCAGCACCTTGTTCATCTACTACCCCTACTGGACCAACTGCAACTTGTTGAGGGGGTTGTTGTTCTTGTAAAATTTGTGGAACTTGTGGAACTCTTCCTCCAACTTGCATATTTAGGGCATTTTCAGACATTTGCCCTTCTGTGGGCCTAGGAGGTACCATCCGTTGATTTTGCATGTTTTGGGCTACCTCAGTATCCCCCATACCCTGTTCTGGCACTCCTTGCTCATTTGTAAGGCCTCTTTCTCCAGCCTCCATTGGAAATTCACCAGTTTGAGCCTTGTGGATCAACATTGTTACTTCTTCTAACACAGGCCATAACTCTTCTAGTCTTTTCTGTTCTTCTGGAGTAAGATTCTGTTGAATAAGTCCTGCTAATTTTTCACTCTCAGCAGTTTGACTACCTTGTGTCATAAATTCATGATCAAATTCTGCAATTTCAGGCATCTTCTATTAATCCACTTACATATTTAGCTCGTCTAGGAGTTTGCTTTGCCCAACGAGAATTTCTTGCTTCTATAGCTGCTTCTTTAAATCTATCTTCAGTTAATAGTTGCAATGTTTTTTTAAATTTATTCAATCCGGTCATTCCTAATTGAAATCTCATGTGTATTAATGCCATTTGTACTTTTGAAGGTTTATTTCTCCACCAAGATAGGGATTCATCTAAACTCTTAGTACATTTCTCAATATCGTTGTTTAAAAGATATATCGCTTCATCTTTTGTTATACCTCCATTTTTATCCGGATCAATTAATCGGCCTACGCCTATTGTAGCATAACCTTCACTATCTGAATATTGGTGA